TTACATTCTTTTCCTCTTAACTCCAAGTGATGCAAACATTATTCAACCTCTTTGGCAGGTCTGCTTCGGCTTCGGCTGGGTCTATGCCGGAAACGAAGCCTTTGCCCGATACATCTACCGAGGCGAGTAAAGCCTACGCTGGTGCAGCTCCAGCGGAATGGCGGGATAAAATCGAGTATGCTTTTACTTCCGGCGGGCGCAACTATTACCGCTTCATTTCTGAGCCATACATTCCTTACACCAGAGCAAATGCAGCTCTGGATATTTATGAGGAGTTAGAATGGGGTATCAGTCCGGCAATATTGCAGAAGCACATGGCGGCGGTGGATGCGGTCCTGATGGATAGCAAGATAAAGACCAAAGAAGCACTCCTGACCAAATTGGCGGTGCTGAATAGCCACCTGAAAGAGCGGTTTGGTTTGGCCACCAATCTAACCCTCAGAATGAAGTTGGCAACCGTATTGTACTTTGATGAAACCGAGGATATTACTACCTACAACTATCAATACGGCGTTTCAAAGGCAAAGCACTGGGCCGAAAGCCACGATATCCCCGATTTTTTTTTGAATCTGCCAATATTAAACTTTCTGCCCTCTTTGCAAGATTGGGAGCAGAATTTGGCAACTCTTATGCGATCCGAGGCAATAAAGGCAATCCACCATCTGGAAGTAGCTACTATGCTGAGTACACCAGAAGAAACAAGTCCAGAATTAGCGAACTTGTTAGAATCACAAAAGGCTCTATTCGAGATTATCAGGAATTGGAAGTGATGCCAATCTGGAAGCACAATGTTGTTAAAGAAGAACTGATCCGGCTGCACAAGGCTGGAAGGTAGCGGGCCGCAGGTTGCCTGCCCGCAGCGCGAGATAGCAGTCCGCAGGTCCGCACTTTTCTGTATCTTTGGCGCACTATGGCAACGATAAGTACAAACGACATTGTCGTAAACTATAAGCTCGGGGATGTCTCCGGGCTGGCCCAACTGGAAGGCAAGTTATCCAACCTGACCAAAGATGAGCAGGCTGCACTTGCTGAGGCCAAAAGGCTCACGGCTCAATTCCAAAAGATGGGCAACGAAGGCAAGGCCGGGGCTGAAAAGGTTAGTCAGGGATTGAGCAGCGCAAATTCTGGCATGAACCAGATGTCTGGAGTGGTTGGGAAACTTGGTCCACTAATTGCCGGGGCTTTTTCCGCAACTGCAATCATAAACTTTGGAAAGGCTGCATTAGAAGTAACCGGAAAGTTTCAAACCTTAAGTGCAGTCCTAAAAAACACGCTTGGCTCTGATAGTGCTGCACAAGGGGCGTTGGTAAGAATTCAAGAATTGGCATCAAAGACTCCATTTTCCGTTGAAGAATTAACGAGGTCTTTTGTAAAACTTGCCAATCAGGGATTTCAGCCGACTAATGCTCAGATTGTTAAGTTGGGAGACCTTGCATCTTCTACCGGGAAAAACTTTGACCAATTAGCAGAGGCCATTATTGATGCTCAGGTTGGTGAATTTGAGCGATTAAAGGAATTTGGAATCCGGGCGCAAAAGCAGGGGGATGAAGTTAAATTCACTTTTAAAGGCGTTGAAACCACCGTTAAGAACACGAACACGGCGATAAGAGATTACATTGTCTCCCTTGGAGATGTTACCGGGGTAACTGGCGCAATGAAGGCTCAGTCTGATACATTAGAGGGGTCAATTAGCAATCTTGGGGATGCTTGGGATTTATTTCTAAATGCAATAGGTAACAATCTTGCGCCGATTTACAAAAAGTCAATTCAGGTTACCGCCGCCTTTTTGGTCGAACTTAAAAATCTTTTTCAAAGCGAAGAATCTAAATTGCAGGAGCGACAAGGTACTAGCTACAATATTTATGTCAAGCAACTTGAATCGGCCTCAGATACAGCCATTAAAAATGCGCAGATAAATTCAAGCAAGAGGCTGGAAATAGTCAAAAAAGAAACTATTGAATTGCAAAAGGAAGCGGATAAAACGGAAGCGGCCTATGCAATTGCTATGTCAAGAACTCAAGATGAAAAAGGCGGCGGCTTTGCAATTCGACAAAAGAGGGAAATGGAAGCTGCCAAAGTCGCTTTATCGGAATCTAAAAAGATTCAGACTGATTTGGAAGCAATGAATCAGGCGGCGATGGATGTAGAAAAGAAAAGGTCTGAAGAAAGGAAAAAATCAGAAGAACAATCGCTAACCAATAGTGCGGAAAATTTAAAAAGACTAAAGCAAGAATATGAAGCCAAAGTCAAACTGATTGAGATTCAAAAGCAATATGAAGTCTTACTGAAATCAGTAGAGGGCAATGTTCCCGAACCGCAGGCCAAACTTGGTGCAGAAGTAAACTACTTGAAAAGTCTGGAATCGTTACAAAGGGAGTATGCGGCTAAAGGGGTGGCAATCGATAAAACAGAAATAGAGATTACCAAACTGAATCGGCAAAAGGCAAATGATGACTTGATTGCAGAGGAAAACAATTTTCAACTGCAAATGAAAGAAGTAATGGACAAAAACCGGAATGACGAGGAGGAAAAACGCAAGGCTTCTAATGATGCTCGCATAAAGGCCGCAAAAGAGGCCGCAGATGCTGAACTTGCGGCTGAAAAGAAGTTGCAGGAAGAAAAGCAGAAAGCCCGGGAAGAAGCAGAGCGCATGGCTATTGATTTGGCCCAAATGACTGTAAACTCAATCTTCAACCTGCAATCTCAGTATGCTGCCAATGACCTTGCCAGAAAGCAGCGGCAATTCGATGAAGAAATCAGGTTGGCCGATGGCAATCAGCAAAAGATTACCGAGATTGAGGAAAAGCGCAGGGCAGCGGAAAAGGAAGCCCGGATAAAGCAATTCAAAGCTGACCAGATGCAAGCGATTGCCAATGTCATATTCAACACAGCCCCTATTATTGCGAAGTATGCCGCCGGAGTTGTAACGGCACCGCTTGCCACCATTGCCGCTGCATCCGCTGCCTTGCAGATTGGCTTCATCCTTGCCCAACCAGTTCCTGAATTTGCAAAAGGGGTTGAAAACTTTGAAGGCGGGCCTGCAATCGTAGGGGAAAAAGGCCGGGAGTTGGTAAGGACCGATTCAGGCAGTTACCTGACACCTGACCGGGCAACGCTGACTTATCTGCCGAGGGGTGCAGATGTTATCACAGCACCAAAGACCCGGGAATTGCTTGCCGGAAATTCGACTCTTTCACGAGGCCGCAATGAATGGTCTGCAATCGATACGGCACCGATTGCAAAGGCAATTATGGGAATGCCAGTTCAGTCTCTGGAAATATCCGAAAGAGGGCTGGAGCGATATGTTACTAAAGGGAATCGGACAACGAAAATCCTGAATAAAAAAAGAGGGGCTAATTTATGAATTACCGGTTTTTCCTCAATAACCAGCAGGTCGATGAACCTGTTGGCTGGGATCAAGTGATATTCGCAATCAAGCGGATGGATAGCTATGGCATCGACCAGAGTTTCACCACCGGATTAACCTTCACAGGCGACCAAGACCGGATGCCTCAGATGGCTAATGGTGCAGCGATATTGCGCTTGATATTTGTCAATGAATTTATCAACGGAGCGGTTGATGTCCGAATAGAATCCGACTTTGTTTTCGAGGGCAGCCAATGGTCCTTTGAAGGCCAAATTGATTTCAGCACCTATGAAGAAACCGAAATTTGCGATGGGTGCAGCGACGGCGTAAAGGTCAGCATAATTGAGGACCAATGGCGAGAAGCCTTTTTGCGCAATCAGGATGTCGATTTGGACCTGCTGAATGAAACGGCTCTGGATGGCACCGATGTCGGGCCGTTTAATTTGGGCGAGGTAACGCTGCATTCGCAGGAGTTGTATTTGCAGGGGCGTTGCAGGCAGTTGGCGAATACAGGTTACATAAATACTACTGCGGATGTGATTTGGCCTTTGTATTGGCAGCAATCCGATTTTAGAGGACCATTTGGAACTTCATTGGATGTTATTGGATTAACATTTTCAGTAACTAATGTAATTTTTAAAAACAATTCAAATGTTAACAGAACCTTTATTGTAAATGGTAAATTAAAATGTAGGGTTGTAAATGGCGATGACCCAAATGATATGATAATCAGGATGATAAAATATCCTGACCCAATGGGGCCAGCTACCTTAATAGCTGATTATGCATATACTTCATTTGGACCAATTGAAATCAAGACAATGGAGGCCGATGTTGTGAATTTAACTTTTACGCTTGACCCCGGCGAATCCTTTCAAATTCAGCACTACCTTACATCTTCTCTTTATAATAGAGCGGTTGGCTTTATTTACCCAGATGAAAACTACCTGACTTTTACCGAATACAACCGAGGCACCGCAACCTTTTGCCGGGGCGTTTACATTTACGATTTTCTTGACCGGATAGTTACCAAGATGACAGGTCAAGCAGGCCGGGTGCGAAGTGATTACTTTGAATATGGCGGCTGCCAGTGGAATCACCTGATTACAACCGGGCTATTCATCCGGAATGGTCAGCTTCTGGAAGAAGCCGAGCCGCAAATACCGACGACCTACAAGGACTTTTTCGATGGTATCGACAAAATCTTCTGCCTTGGTTGGGAGTTTGAGCAAGACCAAAATGGCGACTGGTTTATCCGGATCGAACCGAGGTCGTACTTTTTCCAGAGGACCATTACCAGCGAGTTCTTTAATGTCTCCGGGATAACCAGAAGGCCCAATCTGGATTTGGTTTTCGGGAATATTTCGGTAGGGTTTAACGAAAACTGGAAGAACACGGCACTTTCAGGAATCTTCGAGATGCACACGAATCGGGAATACCATGTGCGGAATAAGGTGATGGAGAATGGTGCAACAAAGAAACTGGATTTGCTGACCGATATTATTGGCTCTGGCTATGCAATCGAGTATTCACGGCGGTTGCAATTCTTTGAAGACAACTCTGGAACATCCGACAGGCCGAATGATTATGAGTTATTCATCATCTGGCTAAATCGGGAGACGGTAACATTCGAGGAGATTGCAGGCACCGGCTACGAGTTTGCGGGCCAATCGGGTCCGGGTTCCTTTGCGCCGGGCAA